TTAGTTGTTCAGTTACCCCGAATCTGTCTTTGAGAGGTGATTTTTGTTTTTTAGCGTAACCTTTAACTGCTTTAAGACCTTTAGTTAATGGTTTTCTTATTGCTCTTAATTTAGCTAATTTAGCTACATCAGCAAAAGGTAACATTGATACAGCGCTAATACCTGCATTCATCATATGCTTTTTACGCATATTAGGTTCTTTTGCAATTGCTGCTCTTAAAGTAGAAATAATTGCATTGGTAGCATCTGCTGCGGTACCTATAGTTGGTTCAAGACCTGCTATATCAAGAGCGCCTTGAACCATATTAGCAAATCTAGTTAATTTACCTTCTTCTTCCTCTTCTAGTTTATCTAATTGAATCTCAGTCTTATCTAATATATCACCAGGTAAGTAATTGTCACCTTTATTGACAACCATATAACGTACTAAGTTACCAATAGTACCGGTTTTGTCTTTCATTGGCTTAACTTTCATTACTATACCCTTACTCTTGAAGTGATCGCAATCAGGATTAGTATTGAAAATAAAGTCCAAAGGTTTTAATTCATTAGCATTTAAACTAGTCTTTTCTAAGATTGTATTAATCTTATCGTTAAAGAGGCTCATGCATATATTTATGCAAATTTGTTAACCCAATACTGAAGTAAGTCTTCCATAGTTTGGTCTAAGTTATATTTCGGAGCCCAGCCTGTAAGTTCTGTAATTGAATCACTATCACCATGCTGATAATCAATATCGATAGGACGATAAAACTTATCATAGATTTTCTTTTCAACATTATCAAGACCAGAATGTTTAATAAGAAGATCAGTATAGTGACCCATCTTATGTGGTTCTTCACCACACACATTATATATCTGGCCATCTGAACCGTCAGCTAACATAAGGAGATAATATGCATTAACACAATCTCTTACATCAATAACAACTCTAATAGTATCAAGATTACCAACAAGAAGAACTTTATCTTGATAACCTTTCACCATACGAGCTATTTGAAATGCATCGGATGATATGGAGAACGTTTTACCTCTTCTAGGTCCAGTATGTGAAAAGGCTCTAGTAATAAAACCTCGGATAGCTTTGTTCTCAAATCTCTCTTGTAAGTAAAGATCGGTTGCTACTTTGCTAGCACCATATGGATTAGCTGGAAGGAGCTGATCTGTTGTTTGAATCTTTCTACCATCTCTTCCAACATTACCATATACTTCTGATGTGCTACAAAACATAAGCTTTGCATCAGGATTATAAAGTTCAATTGCTTGAATAAGATTTGCCGAACCCATAACATTCTCTTCCATAGTGCCAATAGGGTTAACAAAACTCGTAGGAGGGTGAGATTGAGCAGCTAAGTGAAATACCCCATCAAATTTGTTTGCTTCAAAAACTTTTAAGATGGAAAGGTAATTACGAAGATCACCGTATACAAATTTGATCTGCCGGAAATGGTTATCTGGTACTACATCAAGGATATCAGTCTCTCGTCCATTAGAGTGTCTAACTAAACCAAAAACTTCATGACCATTTTCAATAAGAAGGTTAGCTAAGTGAGGTCCAGCAAAGCCTGTAATACCGGTAATAAGAAATTTCATTTATATATTTTAGAAAAAAACTATAATAATCAATCTATCGAACTTTTAAATTTTTTATAAAAGAACTCATTATCGTATTCGTATTCACGATATGAACTACCATAAAATAATTTTTTTCTTAACTGATAACAATTAAAGTCGTAATATACATTTTTATACATAAAAAAATCCATAGGTTCGGTATTAGATTTTAATTTTTCTATAATATGTTTAAAAACGGTATTTTTAAAAACCATACAATGTGTACCTATAATTTCCTCAGGTTTTTTTATTTTATGAAAAATTATATTTTCATCATTGTATTCATGAGACCATATTTTTTCATCATTTATATAATATTCTCCATGCACGTGGTAACCTAAATTAAGAACATCCCAATTTACATCAATAGATTTAAAATATTTTTTTAACAATTTAGAATATCCGCTTGTTAAAAATAGATCATCTTCAAACGTACAAATAGTGTTGTAGTTATTAATTATAGCGTCAATAAAAATAGAATAATATGCATTATTAAGACTTAATTCAGATTGTTTAGTATTATCTATTTGTATAATATTGTCTTTGTCTGTAGCAACAATTAACTGTAAATTTATTTGATTTCTAATGTGTTGTATATTTTGTAATCTTTCCTTATAAGTAGAAGGTGAAGTAATCAAATACACTTTATCAAATTTTTTGTTAAAGATATTGCTCATTAAGCTAATCTGCATTTTATTTCAGGTAACACATAGTTAGTTAAATAAACCATAGTATCATATTTTCTACCAGTTTCGATACTATTAAGGTATATGTTATAAAGGTCATCTCTTTTATCACCCCTAATATAATCCCATATTTTCTCTAATGAATTATCTATATCAATGTGGTTATCTTCCTTAATTGGTAATGAAACACAATTTACCCCGTCAACCCACGGGTATTTATGAACCAATACAGTTGGGTCTTGTTTAATAGATACAGCCCCAAAACTAGATTCAACATTTCTAAAACACTTCATACCGGAGCCAAACATATCTAATACACATTGGCTCAAATTTTGATAATATATCCAATCAACTCTTTCAAAACCTTCAAAACCAAATAATAATATAGTTCTAGAACTATTATTATCTAAATGATAGTGTTGAAATTGTTTTTCAGAAAAAAACATAGAATGACCCCACTTGTCCATTTCATACATTATTCTAGCATGCATTTTTACCCTATCTATCCCACTACGTCCCCAAATATAAAGTAAATCTACAGTCTTTTCACTATAAAAATCATCTCTATTATAAACTTTAAAGTCTGATATATAATTGATATAGTCGCAAGGTAATACATCTACACCTATTTTGGAATAATCCAAATCAGAAATCATTTCTCTTTTATAATACAATCTTATATATGGTTTTAAAACACTTTGAAGTTTTTCATGAATTTTTGCACAAAATGACTTATTTACTTCCCAATAATTAGGTTGAATTTTTTCTAAATCATGTTTAAACCCGTATATAGAATAACAATTTTTATAATCTTTTTTAAAAGTAATTCCATCACCAAATTCTATATAATCAACTACAATAATATTATTAAACTTTACTTTATCTAAAGTATCGTCATATTCATAATCAACCCCCGGGTAATAAATAAAAAATAATGAAAAATCTGCTTCCTCGTGGTTTTCCGTATAGGTGCATATTCTTTTAAGACCATTTATCCACGTATCTTTTAAATAACCGTCGACGGGTAATCCATCTGGATGAAGATTTTTTTTAACTTTATTATGTACAATAATTGAAAATTTCATTTTTTAATTCTAAAATGGGTAATACCTATATCCTCTACTTCTAACCCTGTTTCATTACTAAATTTTTCACAACCTTCTTTTACTGATGGCCATGTAAAATCATCTCCAAAAAGCGCTCCACCGGGATTTAAAAGTTGCCAATAATTTGATATATCTTCATAAACCCCTTTAGCAGAATGTTCCCCATCTACAAAAATAAGATCCGCAGTAATATTTAATTCCTTTAAAATAAGATACATATTATAGGATGTATTAGGTAGTGGTATAATATTATTTTCTAAATCATGACTTAAAACAATTTGAATAAACCTATCATACATAGAAGAAATTCCATTCTCAAAATAATCAAAGTTATCCAAATAATTATTAACTTTACAAGTCCAATGTTCTTGACTTCCTAACCAAGTATCTATGCATAAAATTTTAGTATCTAAGTTATTTTCTTTGCAAATTCTTCCCATGTTAACAGCGGAATATCCTAAGAATGAACCTACTTCAATAATAGTTTTAGGTTTGTATTCCTTTATAAGTCTTTCGAAAACAGGTAACGTGTTTTCATAATACCAATACTCTTTATTAACAATATGTTTATAATTTTTTGTAAGTAAAGATTTATCGTATCTAGTATACGGATTTTTTATCCTAAATGTATCAAAGTCTATATTCATTTTTTATTTTATTCAAAATTTCTTCTGCATGATTTAAATCAGGTACACCCCATTGTTGAGTATTATCATACCAATTGTTAAATGTTTCCATATTTGAAACATTTTTTATTTCATAATTTACAAAATACGGGTAATCATTTCCTAAAAATTCATTTTGACCTCCATAAGCAGTATTTACTACCGGTTTACCATAACTATAAGCTTCGTGCAATACTAAACCAAAAGCCTCACCCCTATGTAAACTAAAATAACAATCACCTACAGAGTGGAAAGATAAAAGTTCTTTTTGTGTAAGTTTTTTACAAACTATGAAAATATTAGATTCACTTAAAAACTCTGAAAGTTCATTTAAAATGTAATTAATATTTTCTTCAGTGTAATCCTTATAATGAGTTTTTATTAAAAATTGAACATTGTTATTTTTTTCGAAAACTTTTTTAAAAACCTTTAAACTATCACGAATACCTTTTCTTTCATTTAATTCACTTATGTTATAAAATGTAAATTTATTATTATCTAATTTTTTACCATCCAAAGAAACAATATTAATATCATCTTTATTTGGTAACTCTTCTTTAAAAAATAAATGAGGTTTTATTTCAATAGGAACAGTAACGCCGCTTTCAATATAAATTCGTTTATTGTATTCAGAAGGTAATTGTAGTAAATCTACATTTTCGTTAATTAAAGAAACCCACGAATGATGTAATGTTTCTGTTTCCCATACTGAATAACCAATTACTTTTGTATCTTTAAATGTTTCTTTATATACTTCTCTATAGGAAGGCCAAAGATCTGGCGTACAGTGTAAATAAATTTCATCGTATTTTTCATTAGTAGTCTCAATTTGTAAACCTTTACAAACTAAATCTAAATCTGTTTTACATTCAACACTTTGATCAAATTTTAAAGGTAACCAATCAATATTATGTCCTTGTTTATAAAGATCGTATATATAGCCTTTAGCTGCTTTAGCATAACCACTAGTACCGGATTGACCAATATAAAAAATTTTCTTTTTATTTGACTTTATAGAAACTGTATTAGATTCATTTAATTGTTCAGGTCCATTTTTTCTTAAAAAGAAATCAATATCAGAAAAGCTACAATTATCACCATTTTCAAAAATTAAACTATTATCCCTAAAGTATTGACAGTTTGTTATCCACGTATCTGTTTCTTGAATACAGTTCTTTTTTAACCCTTCAGCTAACGAATAACAAAAAGATTGATTACCTATAAAAACCGAACATTCAGAGATAATATTAAAAACATCAACTAATCTAGGGGTTTCTATATAATCTACTTCACCAAATTTTTTACAAAAATCATTATATTCATCTTTATGACCTATAAATCGAATATATTCCTTAAAGTTAGATACTATTTCAGTCCATGGAAACTTTTCATTATGATATTTTAATGATCTATTTACAATAATAAATTCAGATTGAGATATTTTATTTGTCAACCATTTATCATCACAGACTGTTGTTGGTACTTTAAGTAAATTTGAAAAAAGAACCGATATATTAGTATGCCTTAATTCATTAATTTCATTGTCGTTTAACTTATTATTATTCCAATCAATATACCTGTTTTTAAATTGATTTAAGTCTATAGCATCTTCAGGTAAAGTTTCAGAAAAATAAACATTTTTTATATAAGGCTGTTGAAGTAAAATTGCAGATAACTGATCTACTAAATTTTTATCTAAAACTTTATAATTAGGAAATTCTTTAAATTGACCACCTATATATAAATTACCACCTCCTAAATATTTTATAGAAGGTAAACTGTAAATAATATCCCCTAATTCACCACAAATATAAAAATCTTTATAACTTTTATCTTTTAAAGCAGAAGGGGTTAAAATTTTTTTAATTTTTTTAACTAATATACCAGGCATTTTATTCTATATCTATGTTCCTGCTCAAAACCTTTTTCTCAAAACCATACGGTAGTTCAAAATCTTGAACATCTTCAGTTAAATTAATAAAATTGTTAATACAACTACACATTGCATTACCTTCAACTCTTACATTATTAGGCTTAACAATTACCGGGGTAATATTTTTGTCTTTCCAACCTAACTGTTCAATGTAAGTAAAATCTTTAGCTTGTTCAATCTGAGTTTGACCATCAGGTAATTTAAATACAGTTTCATCAATATTACCTCTTTCATCCCATTTAAAGTCTGAAAATTGAGTCATATCTTGATAAACGTATAAAATTTCAAATTTATCATTACCATACTGATTTTTTAATATATCTGAAACTTCGCTTAATTGTTCCAAATCATATGCTACTGGCTTAGCATCATATTGAGCATCATGATCAGGCCATTTAGACCAATACCAAACGTACTTATGACGAACGAAAAGAAGTCTGCGCTTATTCTCTTTAATTAGCTTAACTAATCGCTTACTTCTACGAGTATATATCTCAGAAGTAGCTTCTTCATTTATCCGATTAGTCTCTTGTCCGTTTTCATCTTGAAAATAAATAACATGAGCAAAATCTACACCACTTTTAGGATAAAAGTCTTTAAATTCGTCTTTAAAGATTTGAGGTAGTACATCAATTCTAGTAACTTGCCAGTCGAATGGAAACGACGATTTTCTCATGTAATTAAGTGACTGACCTACACAACACCTATGACCTAAGCTTACGAAATAGTCAAATTCTTTATCAAATAAAGAATTCTCAGGTGCTTTGTGAAAATTAGGAACGTTCCATCCGGCTGACATAAATTAATTTAAGTTACTGAATTAAACTTTCAATGTTTTTATATTTGTAAAAAATAACATGATTACAATCTATATCTGGAAATATAGAATCTACTGCTCTTGTTACACTATCCCAACCATATGGCCCGTAGTCATCACCTGCAAAATAACGATTAAATTTTAATTTTGGGTACCAGTCAAATATATCTTGACGTACAGATTCGTATCCATGATCTGCATCTACATATATAAAATCAAAATATTCATCAGGAAAATTTTTAGATGCATTATGAGTCGTATTTTGTATAATAGTAACATACTCTGTATTATTGTTCTTCTCTAAATTTTCTTTGAAAATATCCAAAGTACTTCCATTATATTTTTCCTTTATTTCATCTTGAAGTTCTTCTGAACCGGTGAATATATCAATAGCATAATATTCTGGACTATAACCGTTTTCTTTCAACTTGTTAATAAAACTATTTGTTGTTGTGCCAATCCAAACCCCTAGTTCTGCTATTTTTGGCTTCTTAGGTAAGGTACCAGATTTTAAAAGAATTTCATAAAAGTGAGGTTTTAAAAACCATTCTTCTCTAGAAATAGTTGTATATTCGTTTTTCATTTTTAAACCTTGAGAGCTTTATCCCACAGAAGTAGATGCAATCTTGGACTAAAGTTAAAGTGATATTCCTTAGCTATTTCAGCTACATCTGCTGCAACTCTAATATGTTCCTCACGACTACCAGCACAAGGCATCAACCAAACACGACCAGTTGGGATATCAAACTTATCAACATATTCAGTCATAATTTCATCCATATCACGACGACTTTGAACAACAAACTTAAACCCTGAATTATGCATTGTATGCCAATCGAGTACTTCTTCAATATAACGTTTGCCTTTAGGATCACCGTTTGACTTTAGTTTAGGTGAAGTAGTAAACGTTGCTTGAAAATCTGTAACCCATCTATCTTCTGGATATATAGTTGCATTAGTTTCGAAGTCGATACGAGGTACAAAACCCCACTCTTGCTTCAAATAATCAATAAACTTAAGAAGTTTAGCTTGTTGAATAAGAGGTTCACCACCAGTTAGTTTAAGAATAGCGCCATTAAACAAATGGTCTTTATAACCATTATCTTCTATCATACATTTAATATGATAGAATGACATTTTATTCTTTATACTCCACGAAACATAACTATCACAACCATAAGGTGCATCTTCAGACTTAAAACCAATGCACGTTAGATTACACATAGACATTCTCATAAACACCGATGGCATGCCTACATACTCACCTTCACCTTCAATAGTATAAAATACTTTATCGTCACTAAGAAATATCGTCTCGTCTTTCAGTTCACTCATACTATTATTATAATATAGACAACTAACTCTTCAAGCATAAATACATGTATATGGGAAGAAAAAACTCGCGGTTAGCCGCAATTTTCGAACCGGAATCATTTAATACAAATGATTATGAACAACAAAATTGGGAACTAAACTTTAATATTAAAGCGAAGTTTAAATTTTCGGAAAAACATCAAAGGTTTATACAAACCTTAATAGATGAAAAAACGAAAATGGTATTTGCAGATGGGTTTGCAGGTACAGCTAAAACGTATTTGTCAGTTTATGGAGCATTGACGTTACTAGAAGCAAAAAAGGTAGATCAGATTATTTACCTGCGAAGTGTAGTTGAATCAGCTACGCAAAAGATAGGACATTTACCTGGTGAATTGGATCAAAAATTTCAACCTTATTCTTTACCGTTAATAGATAAACTTGATGAATTAGTTTCCAAAACCACTTCAGATAAATTAATGAAACAAGAGTATATTAAATGTCTCCCTGTTAATTTCACAAGAGGGTTAACATTTCATAACTCAGTTGTTATAATTGACGAAGCTCAAAATCTCACTAGGCAAGAGCTTGTTACTTTATTAACAAGATTTGGTGAAGATTCTAAATATGTAATCATTGGTGATACTAACCAAAGTGATATCAACGGTAAATCGGGATTTAAACCTATCTTGCAAGCATTCGATACTGATAATAGTATGGTTAACGGAATTCATACATTTAAGTTTGAAAAATCTGAAATTGTAAGAAGCAAGTTACTAAAACATATTGTTCAGGTATTAGAATCTGTTTGATTCTTTTCTATTTCAAGTAACTCTTTAAGAGCCTCTTCAGGTGATATTGTTTTTATATCAACCTGAAGAGGGATTTTTTCGTCTGGTAAAGGCTTTGATATCTCTGCCATTTTAGCAAAAACATCTTGCTGAAGTTTATTAATAGATGGGTCTCTTTCGATGTCCATTATCGCATACTATCGCCATTCTTAGCTCCCCACGATGTACCACCAAATGGGTCAGACATTCCGTATGATTTTCTAGTAGGTCCAACTGCTGCAGCATAAGGGTTATTAGGGTCTTTACCAGGCTCGGTGTGTTTAACTGGTTCGGGTGTTGTAACTGGTTCTGTTACTGGTTCTGTTTTTGTTTCTGGGTATTCAACTACGTCTTCTTTAAAAGTCATAGTTTGTACATGTTTATTAGTATAGGTAGCACTATTACTCTCATGTTCCCATACCTCAACCTTTTCTACACCACACCGACCATCAGTCATTGCAGAGATATAAATGCTAGCAATATCAAAACACTTCTTAGCAAACATCTCAATACCAACCCCGTCATCAATACGAAGATCAATAACACCTTTTCGATTTAGGTCATTAAAGTCGTCTAGAAAAGGGTCATGCTTAGAAATAATAGTAGTATGATCGAAGTGTTGTTGAAGTTTTTCTTTAAGACCTTTTAGACCACCGAAATCGACAACCCAGTTATTTTCATCTAGTTCATTACAACCAAACCAAAACTTAGCAACTAGTCGATAACCATGAATAAATCTACAATGAGACTTAGCTTGAGGTTGCCTAAAAGCGCACGAACCAAGCTCAATAATTTTAGTACTTTCAAATTTAGCCATACCTTATTATAGGTATGTATCTGAAACAATCAAGATTTTTTCTTGAAAGGTCTTGGGCATTTTGTACCTTTAACGTGTCGGTGACCACATCTACCGCATAGAGTTTTTTTAGCTTTACCTTCTTCATCTCCAGCTAAAGCATTACCCACCTTTTTACCTACAACACTTCCAACAGCACTACCTATAGGACCACCAGCAGCACCAGCTATACCACCAAGAGCACCACCAACAGCACCTGCAAGACCTTCTAATAATGCATCTTTACTAATGTACTGAGAAGCTATTTCGTCCATTTTAGATTTTCCAGCTTGGTTAAGAGCTATAGCTACTGCTTGTTTCTGAGCTTTCTTTTTAGAAGAAGGTTTACTAGTACCTATTTTACCTTTCTTCTTATAGGATCCCATAAGCTCACTAATGTTATCACCTATAATCTTGTCTGTTTTACCTTTCTTAAGCGGCATTTTTTAATACTTTCTTATATAATGTAGTTAAATCTTTATCTGATAAACCACCTTGTTTGAGATATACTTCAATATCGTCGATACTGTCAGTATTTTTAATTTGTTCTATTACTTTATTATCTAATTGCTTAGATAATTTTTTAGCAATAAACTTCTTAAACATTTTTATAGCTCCGGGTTTACTAGGTGTTATAACTGGTTTTTTAACGTCGAATATACCAGGATTAGAACCACCTGGTATTAAAACTTTTAACAAAGGAGGTATACCACCGACCATGGGTCCACCACAAGCCTCATTTGAAAGTTCATGTAAAACAAACCCTTCATAACTTTCGCTTTCTTCAAAGCCCTGATTAAGAGTTGGATCTACTTTGAACCTAATATACCTTAACCCTTTGCTCTTTAAGCATTCGGTTAATATACTGTCAAAGTCTTTCATAACATTAATATTTAAGCAGACTTATAATCAATTACATCTAATAGTGTCGTATAGAAAGGTTTTTTACAATCACCATGATAACAAGGTTCATCTTTATGACCATGATTCCAATTATCAAACCAGAATAGATTATAATCATGTAACTGACAAATAATACTATAATAAGGCTCTTCGGTAAAAGGCATTATATCATGATCATCGGTAAACTTGTTAAATGCTTCCATATATAATGGCATAATAACATTATCAAGTTCATCAAAACTACCTCCAAAGAATGTACCTACAGTCCAACATGGATATTCACACCAATGATTTTCTGGTGCATTAACACAATTGGACATAGTAAAAGCTTTTTTATCATCGCTTCCTTCTCTTGCTCTACGTCCAGAATTCCAACCATATAACTCGTAAAATATTTTACTTGTTTTACTTCCAAAATCAGGCCAATCAAATTCAGCTAGTCTATCATTTTGCTGATCTTGAGTAATAAAAAACCATTTCTTATCTTCAAAAATACGTTTGATACCATCTGTTATTTTTTCGTTAAAAATATTATTTTGATTTTCAGGCCAGTAGTGTGAATCAGGGTAATGTTCTTCTAATTCATGAGGGTATCGATATTCACCACCACCTAATGATAAAGGAATCTTACACCATTCGCTTACACCTGCATCAATCCAAAATACTTTATCACAACCCCATTCATTATTACGGGCCATACTACACCACTTTAGTTTCCAATGGCATAATAATTCGTTACGGGGAGCATACATTAAAGCTTTAATAGGTCCTTGATCATTATGTTTACCATCATGCCACACAAACTTATTTTTAGTTTCTAATATTTCATATGAACGTGGCCATTCAAATAAATCACATCCGATAACTTTAAATTCTTTCCAAAAAGGTTTTAGCCATTCAGTCATTTGCTCGACCATATGAGGCCAGCAGTATAAATGCATAGGCATATTTAACTTAGCAAGATTTTTTAAAGAACCTATGTAAAGTCCTTCATCATTATCTTTACCACCGACTAACCAGTCGGATCTTCCATTATAAACACAAGTAACTAGAATGGGTTTCATATCATTTCGTATCTCAAATATTCAAAATCTTCTTTATAGTAATTATTAATTAAATCTAACGTATCTCTTCTTATCTTACCTACTAGTTCATTAGTATTAATACTATTCTTATTCTCATGTGGTAAACTTGGAGAGAAATTAAATTTGTTAGCTAAAGCCTGAAAATCATGTTTTAAATTTTCAAAACGTAATACAGAATCATATATTATATTATTAAAATATCTCTTTTGCGGTATATTATGATCTGTTAACTGTAAAGGTATTCTATCTATAAAGTCATGAAATCTATCTGGTGTAAAACTACCTTCTCTATAAGTAAATTCTGATAACATTTTAGTATAAGGGTTTCTTACTATAGTAAACTTTTTACTTCTTTTATATAAATCAGGGTAATGTTGTTCAATTAGATCAGGAGTAAAATGTTGAGGAGAAAAGAATATATTATTGTAAAGTTCCTCAGTATAATTAAAACATTCATCTCTTTGTTGTTTATCAATACCGAATTTTTTTTCTATAGAAAAACCACCAGTTTTAGGTATATGTACAAACAACAAGTTATGATCTAATATAAAAGGCATTTAGTCGTATTTAAACGGTTGAACCTAAAAGTAAATGTACTAATATTAATGTATGATTGATGAACAAAGAGTGAAGGAATTTCTGTTACCTACTGCTAATAGTTCAGTTGCGTTGACAGAAGAACAACAAAACAATGTTATTGAGAATGCTGCTAAGGCTTATGAGGCTTTTCTTGATGCATTAGGTTTCGATTGGCGATCTGATCCTAATAGCGACAATACCCCTCGTAGGGTTGCGAAGTCGTTTGTAAAAGATCTTATTGCTGGTTGTTATAATGCACCTCCTAAAATTACTTCGTTTCCATCTGATGGTTACGATGGTATAGTTGCTCAGACTAACATACCCGTTAAGAGCCTCTGCAGTCATCATCATCTTGCGTTCACAGGTCGAGCGCATGTTGCTTATATTCCTTCTCTTGAAGGACGGGTAATTGGTCTGAGCAAACTAAACCGTATTGTTGAATATTATGCTCGTCGGCCACAGATACAGGAATCGATGACAATGCAAATTCATAAAGCTATTGATGAAGTTTGTGAATTGAATAAAGGTGTTGCTGTAGTGTTAAAAGCTACCCATACTTGTGCTTGTCTTAGAGGTGTTAAGCATGATGGTTGTTCGATGGTTACTTCTAAACTATCTAAAGATTTCATGGATGATGTAAAGACTCGTAAAGAGTTTTACGACTTTATCCGTATGGCAGAGTCTTGATTTGAAATTTATATAGCATAAATAATTCCGTGGCTAAAAAAAGTACAGATGATTTAGGTTTTGAAAAAGCTATACTTAAAGTATGTAGTTTAAGAGAAAAAAATCTTTATGGTCCTGCTTCTAAAGCCGCGGATGACCCAGAGACCGGCATTGTTATTAAACAAAAGCCGGCTTTTTTCGTTATTAAGGATTGTGCTACAATTGCTAAACGCTATATGTTTATCATGTGTTATGGTTCCTTAACTGACCCAATTGGACAACTAAAAGGTAAAGTAAGTGTTGAAGATATTGAAAATTTTGTATCAAGAAGTCGTAATAAAGCTAATTATGAAACCCGTCAATTGCTAAATCTTATTTTTTCAGATATTAATAGTTACGTTCCAGGTTTAAGAGAGTCGGGGGTTGATGAGTTAGATATTAACTTTGATACAATTGACGAAGAAAACGTATATGGTGATTACGAAGACTTAGGTAACGAACGTATCAAAGAGATGGAAAAACAACAGGAAATTCAAAAATCCAAAATTGATTTGAATAATGATACTGCTGTTGTTGATAAATTAGTTGAAGTGTTTGTTTTAGATTAATAGTAATAATAACTACCAAAATCACCTGCATCACCTTTGATCATTATGTTAAATGCTAAAGTTATTCTCCAGTGTTCATCAGTATCTTCATAATCTAAATCCTTAGGAAATAAATTATGAGCAGAATGTTGTAAATAAGATGGAAAAATTATTAATGTGCCGGGTTTAAATCTAAAAGATGAATCTTGAGCAAAAAATATTGAAGGTGTATTTTGATAAAATTTAGGTAAAATAACTTGAGTAATGGAATTAGGGTTATAAAAATGAAAACTAGCATAATCCTTTTCATTTTCTGCCTCATTATCCTGAACAACAATAACACCACTAGCAAAACTATTAGGGTGCATATGCCTATTATTTTCACCCTTATCTCTGTATATATTATACCACATTGAATGAATAGTACAACCTTGTATATCTAAATTACAAAATGCAGCATAATTATGAAAAGCTTCTATAATTGATTCAGATACCGGTTTAAAACAATCTAACCTATATAAATCATCCCGTGACTGAAATACTTTATCATTACCTCTACAAAAATCGATGACGGGTTGTAAATTTCTCCATTGTTGTTGATGATAATCTTTAAAATATTCCTCTGATTCAGGACAAGCTGTAGAGAAATCTTCTAAGATTGCATCTTTTACTTTTTGTATAAAATCTGAATCGAAATGTTTTACTATCACAGGTGTGGGATACATACAAAAACAATGATAGTCATTATTATTAATAATAGTTGGGTTTATTAAACCTCTAGCATATCGATCCCAATATTCTTCATCCATGGATGAATTATTATTATTCATTATTATAAAATAGATTATGAACCGTTTTTATCAACGTCTATTAACTTATCTATTTTAGATACAAAATCTTTTCCTATTAAGACCGGGTATTCATTTTCAGATCTATCAGCAATTGAAAAAGGAACGTCTTTATAATGTCTACCGTCGAAAACTATATCAAATAAAACAACAGGACGTTCCTCTTTATTACCAGATCCAATGTGGATAACAACTTTATCCACAACTTTCTTTTTTAACTTCTTACCATTTACAGTTTGAACGATGATAAAGTCTCCTCGTTTATCTATAATGTCACCATGAATAACATTATAAGCTCCGTTACCAGAGTCTACTTTAGATTGGACTTCACCAATATCTTGAATTTGTATAGGTTCAACTAAACCAATTACATCTTCTTCATCCATAGCTATTTCATTTAAGAAATAGTTCCTGTAAATAGTTTTAAAAGTTTTATTCATTTCCTTTTCGTGACTCGAGAATTGTTTTTCTCTCATCTCTAACTACCTTAACCAAATCTGCAAGTGCTTTTCGTGCACGTGTAGATGCAGATTTGTTGTTTTTTTCGTAATACAAATCAACATTTTTAACGTAATTTGCAACTAAATCCAAAATTTCTTGTTTTTTTGATTCTGCCATACTATTAATTAATGTTCTTATAATATTTATCTAGATAAGTTGATAATATCAGAAAATATTAAATAATAGGTACATGAAGAAACTTATTTTTTCTGTGATGTTGGCTGCTCTTACTATTAACAGTAATGCGCAGGTTAGTGTTGACGCTGGTTATACCTCCGATTTTACTATCGCAGGTACTGCTAGAGCTGAAGATACCGCATTCTTAGGTGTTACCGCAATCAAAGAACTTAGAGCAGGTTTGCATGGTTATGCATTTAATTACTTTGTTCCAGGTAATGGTTGGTCCGGAGCTAAGAATAGCGCATTGGATGCATCTCAAAATCACGCAGGAGTTGGTTTAGCTTATAACGTTGATACTATTGCTGGTAAATCATTAGGTGCTTTTGCATTTAATGCCGATGCCCAAGCAGTATATCACTTAGTTAACGGTCCTCTTGGTGATTCTTTCCAATATAGTCTAGGTCTTACATTTAGTAAGTTGCCTGTTTTAGGTCAGGTTGCTGATTTAACAGTTGCTTATATCAATGATGTTGATCTTGCACTTGATGCATTCCAATTCGAGTTGAGCAGAAGTTACAGTGTAATCGAAAACGTGAGTGTTACACCAAAAGTTGGGGCAATTTTCTTTGATAACAACGAATCGTTTTACGCCGGTGCTAATGTTTCGTATGACAAATACGGAATTAAGCCTTATGTAGGTGTAAGATATATGGATAATGACTTTGGTGGTATTTTAGCAGTTGAAGATGACGTTCAATGGACATTGGGCGCTAAATACAGCTTCTAATATACGATTTGATAGGTTCAAGGCTCACTTCGGTGAGCCTTTTTTTATGCATCTTCAAGCCAGTTAGCAGAAGCAAAGTATAACCCGGAACCAGAACCACTCTTAAGAGGTGTTACAAAAATATGATATTCATCAGAATTACCTTGAATATCGTGTC